TTGTGATATTACTTTGTTTTTATTCCCTCCAGTGCTACAATTGTATCCATTCGGTGCTAAAGAATTTAAGGTTTTTATCCAGTAGGCCTCTCGTTCATCCAAAATTTCTTCAGGGGCTTCTTCTATGATTTCATAAATCATCTTATCGCCATATTTGTTTATAGCCCTCTTCACAAGTGTACAATTAGAAGATACTTTTTTATGACATTTCACCCTTTCCTTGAAACTCTGCAAAGTCTGTCCAATATAGACTTTGCCAGAAGGGCTTGTAATCTTATAAATAATGCCATGTCTGTTCATGCATTATATAAGTGAATATCGCACATTTTTAAAAAGTGAAACATGTTTAGATTCCTCTTTGGCATGGACCCCGCCCCTGGTCCTCGACCACCCCCGAAACCCACGATGTTGGTGGAAGCGCGCAACGAGGCGGGGGAGATAGTCCTACTGGAGGTGCCCAAGCCCATCAGAAACGATGCACGTCCAAAATCAATGTTATACGCCTTTCAGAGCCGGACTTTTCTAAACTATGATAGCGAGAGTGATCAAAAATGAACTCGTCGCCGGTCTTGTGCTTGTGCACGCAGTCCGAGAGGAAGAGGGTGCAGTCCCCCGAACCCTCCAAGGTCATGTGATAGCGCAGTTGTAAGTTGCTCTCCGCCCGATGGGGGGCGATGGTCATCGGACCTTCGATGACGGCGATGACCCCGGTCTCCTTGTCCACCTTTGGAATTGTATCAATAACACTCTGTAAGAATGGGAAATCCTGGACTTTGTAATAGTAGTATCTCGTGCTTTTTGGAAACCATGGGTCCATGTCGTGAAAGTAGTGTCGCTGCACACTCCCCTCCCTTTCGAAGAATTCACGACGTATCTTCCCAAAGTTAAATCCGATGGGCCACAGGTCGAAGGCTTGGTAATACTTTTGACCACAAAAGATGTCCACGAGGGTGTTTCGCATGCCCACCAGCGGTCGCCAGGGGTTTTGAAAGTAGAGTTTGTCGATGGGTGGCTTACAAAAGTCCCAAGCCACGAGACCAAAGGGCACCGCGGCGACGACCCACCACATGAATTAATTTCTCCGCAGATTATAAAAATGCCAGGATACAAGCGCTCCATGTATACCGCCCCTGAACCGACGGAAGAAGCCCCGGACCTGTCCGCGCGTTTCTTCATGCCGACGACGGAGGAAATCCTCATGCTCGTCATCGTGCTCGCCCTGTTCTTCTTGCGCAAGCAGATGACCCAGTTGACCTACGCCGCCGCGCTCCTGGCGCTCATCGGTCTCTACGTGTACCGTAGGGTGGAAAAGGTGGAAAAGTACTGCTCCAAGTGCATGATGTGAACAAAAAATAGTCGTAGATTGTATACATAAATGAAAGTCCGTCTCACGAAGAGTCCGAAGGCTGATAAAAAGTTTCGCGTCATCTTCGTGGACAGTGGGAAATCTGTGGACTTTGGTGGAAAGGGTTATTCCGACTACACCATCCACAAAGACAGGGAGAGGATGCAGCGGTACTTGGTGCGTCATCGTCGACGGGAAACCTGGACCAAGGGGGGTGTGTACACCCCAGGGTTCTGGTCGAGATGGTTGCTTTGGTCGCGCCCATCGTTGGGTGGGGCGAAGCGATTGATGACCAAGAAGTTCGGCATCGCGTTTGTTTAGAAGAAATCATCGGTGCGGTACATCTTCACGGTGTACGCACCATTCTTCCCGAGGATGTCCACACTCTCCTCGCCGTAAAATTCGGGACAACCGATGTCCTCAGTGCACTCCCGGCCTTCGTGGGTCACAGGCACTGGGTACATCTGTTCCCCAGTCGTGGTCGTGTAGTAGTTGTACCTGTCTCTGTACCCCGACGCTTCTTTCCCATAGAGTGGGAGCGTTTCCGAACCGGTTTCGTCCACGAGGAGACCCATCTGCTGCATGTACCCGGGTTTGTACTTCTTGATGGGCGCCCCCCTGTACTCAGGCGCGCGTCTCGGTGGCTCCACCACGACTGGCACCTCCACGGGAACCTTCACGGGGACCTCGACCTCGACCACGCGCGGGTTGTACCACACGTAGATGAGAAGGAGCACTAAGAGCACGATGGCCCCCACGTACACGTTGACGTTTTTATTCTTCATCTATACTATATGGCCGAGAAAAGAAAGTCACAAATGAGAAACGAGGAGGCGGCTCGTCTCGCCCTCGAAGAACACCGGGCGAAGAAGAAGAGGTTGGCGAATGCGAAGGCCTCGGCTGAACGCAGGGCCATGATGCGTCAGATTAACACCGCGGGGACGATGCTCGGGATGAACGTTCGCGGACAGCTCGTCGAACGCAAGTATCAGCGCATGGTGGCCAAAGTCATGCGTCAAGCGACGTACACACCCACGGACTTTAAACAGCTGGGGAAGATTGTTCGTGCGCGTCTCGACAGAAAGTGGGGGGAGGTGGAACGTCTCATCAAAGAGTGGGAAGCCAGTGTGAAGAAGCGCGCGTGCGCCATGAAGAAAGCGGACATGAAAGGTCTCGCCCGAGGTCTTAACGTGAACGTGGCGAACAAGAACACGCGAAAGACCATCTGTGCCAAGATTAAAAATAAATTGTGAGCCCATTGTATACATGACTGCCAAGAAGCTGGCGGATGCAAAGAATTTGTACGAGTACCAGATGAAGCTGGCCAGGTACAAGGATAATAAAATTCCAAACTACATGGCCATGGTAAGAAACAGTCGAGCCCTCCTGTACAACCGGGTGTTGCGTTCATCACAGAACGTCCCTGAGAAGTCAAAGGTTTTCGCGACGGGCATCGCGAACCGGGTGAACGCGGAATCGTCTCCAAGGCGTCTGTTCGAGGCGCTTCAAAAGCTGAACATGTTGAAAAAATCACCGTCTAAGACGACGACCTCGATGGTCGAAGACCTCGCAAAGTCCAGGAATTTCTCAAACTATGGGAAGAAGATGTTGAAATATCAGGGACAGAAGAACTACGCGCAAGCGCTGGTGAAGGCGAAGGCGCTCGTGTCCGAACGCGTCAGGGCTCGCTACGCGCAGCTCACGAAGGCGCAGCGCGATGAAGTGAACAAATACGTGGACATCAACGCGGCAACCAACAAGGCGTCGAGCCCGGCGGTCATGTTTAACGCCCTCGACGAGATGCGTCGGTTCAGAGACCCTATGAATCAGTCGTGGAGGTTCGAGTGAATCTGTATCTATCGAAGATGTGCACGGACTTTCGAAAGTTAAAGTACACAATCATGCACACCGCATCACCGATGTCGTGTTTCCTCTCGTAGGGTATGACTTCACCCTCCGGTAGGTACTTTTCCGCGATGCTCGTGGTGCGCTCTTTCCGCTGCTCGTAGTTGAGGTGTCCGATGCCGAAGTGTGAGTGCATGGACACGGGATTCACCAAGGTCACCTTGTCGCGAAACATGTAGTGCAGGAGAACCTCTATGTTTTGAAACCCCCCGGGAGGCTGTCTCTCGATGAGAATGTGTTCAGCGCTGTCGAACCAGCTCCGGTGTTCGTTGACCATCAATGGCACTAAATCCACGATGTCATTGGTGTGAATGTATTTGTAGTCCTCAAGACTCACCTTTTTCATCGCCGTGATTTCGACTTGTGCGTTCGCGCAGTCTGCCATGACCAAAGCCAAATTATGATAGCCGACATCGATGGCGAGCACCTTGTACATCTGTTATTAAAAAGAGAGACTCCCTTTAATAACATATGTTCATCGTGGAGACCTGCGGTCTCTTGAGTTCTACACTCATATCAGCCATGTTCGTCCCACAAGTGGTACACACTTGGCGTGAAAGAGATGCCAGTGGTTTGAGCTACGGGTTCCTCTTGACGAACCTCGTGGCGAGTGCGTTAGGATTGGTGTATTCCGTGTACTTCAGGGTCGTACCCATGGTCATAGCCAACATCTCGGCATCTTTATTTTCAGTGTCCATCTTATGGATAAAGAGCGAGTGCTCAAAGCCGTGTGCATCTTCGGAGAGTGTTTAATATTTCTTGATACGGTACTTCGCAAGAATCTTCTTTAAGTCATCTTCAACTATTTTAAACCGTTCGAGACGATACTGCGTAAACATCCATAGGAAGAACAGCGTGCTCTTCAGGAGGTTGTTCGCGGCGGTGTCGTCCATCTTGTACACGGGAGAGACGAGACGGTGGAAAAAGGTTTCGTCTTTGTTCTTACCGGTCATGTACGTCTCCAACTGGGTCATGGCGCACGTGTCGTCGTTCACGCTCCAGTGGTAGAAGATGAACGGGATGATGAGGGAGTACGTCTGGAGCCATCGTTCGTTGTTAAGGAAGGGGATGATGATGAGACACACGAGAAACACCGCGTGAAGTGTGAAAATTATATTCATCTATTCTAAAATGGAAAAAGATAAAAAAATCCCAAAAATTTGGCACCCACAACAGGAGTCCATCCTCAAGGCATGGGGGGAGAGCGCGGCGTGCTACAGGTACATGCACTACCAGGCCTTCCTTAAGTATCGAAAATCAAACATGCACTACACCCTCCCTGTCATCGTGTTGTCGACGATCACGGGGACGGCCAACTTCGCCCAAGAACAGTTCCCTGATGGGTTAAAACCCTATGTCGCCCCGAGCATCGGTGGGCTCAACCTCATCGCCGGTCTCATCGCCACCATCGCACAGTTCTTAAAGGTGAGCGAGTTGATGGAGGCCCACAGAGTGGCCGCGATGCAGTTCGGCAAGTTCTCTCGCGTGGTGCGTTTAGAACTGGCCCTCCCCCTCGTGGACCGCAGTCGCGACGGCGCGGACATGGTCGAACTTCTCAAGGGGGAGTACGACGCCCTCATCGAACAGAGCCCGTCGGTGCCACAGAACGTCTTGGACCTGTTCGAACGCGACTTCCCCTCGGACGACGACATCACCAAACCGGAAATCATTAACATCAAACCCATTCAAATGTTCAACGGCATCGCGGAAAACTCCGTGGTCTCTAAAATCAAGGGACTCATTCCCACTGATAAAAGTAAAAAAGAACTCGTGGAAGACCTCTCGAAGTTGCGCACGTCTGTGGATGAAAACCCACTGCCAGCGAAGACGTACTTCAAGAAGGTCGTGGGCGACGTCATCGCACAGAGACAGCAGGATGAGACGAAGAGGGAGTTGGAGGAGTTGCGCGGGAAAACACAGGTGTCGAAGAAGAATCAAAAACTCGAGGAAGAACTCAAACGTCGCGCGGAACTGATGGAAGTCGCAGTAGAATCACCACCAGAATCACCAGAAGAAGGAGATTAAAAACCACCGCACCGCACAGGTAAGGGAACATTTTCTTTTTTAAAGGGGTCAATACCTTTTCTTCTAGTACCTCCATTGCCTGGTCGGTGAGGTCTTTATTATCACCGGGCATTATGGATAGGTATATTAAAATCATCCCACAAAAAAAGAAACCCCCTGATGATGCGACGAATCTACACGTCCAACGCATCGCGCGGTTCAAACGGTGTCTCGAGGAAAACAAAAACGTGTTCATCTACGGTCCCTGTGGCACGGGGAAGACGTTCATACGAGAAAGAGGCCTGGATGAATCAAACGGCGTGGAACTGAACGTGGACCTCCTCAGGTCGAAGAGCGTGTTCTCGGACCTCATCAAAAACAGCGATAAACACCTGTACATCGAGGATTACGAACCGGACTCCCTCATACTGAAGGGAACCATCGAACGCGTGAGCGATGGCCAACGACTCACGAACGGGTCTCTCGTGGTCGTCTCCACCCACCTGTGCATGTATCCAAATTTTGAACTCATCACCGTCCCGAGGCACGACCCACAGGACATGGCCAAGTTGGACCTGAAGAGGTACGACCGCGCCGCGGCGGTAAGGTCAAGGGGGAACATACGCGATTACTTTCACTATCTCGACGGGTGCGATGAAAAAGACGTCTTCGAGTCCCCGAAAGAGGTCATCCATCGCATCTTGTGCGAGAAGGATTACAAGTTCAGGACCGAGACGCTCTCCGAACACGGGCACATGTGGTCCATCTTTCAAGAAAACTACCTCGACAGCGCCGACGTGGACTTCGGCAAGGTGGCCACCTCTTTTTCCGACGCCGACCTCATGGACACGAGCATGTACAGCACGCAGGGTGATTGGCACGTCATGCCATTCTTCGCGAACGCCGCCATGTCCTTGCCCAGGTACTACATGCGCGCACCTCTCAGAGAAGACACCCTTCGCCCTGGGGCGTCGTGGACGAAACACGGCAACTACAAGATGCGTCGAAGGAAACTGCACAGCATACAAATTAGAAACAATAGCATCAGCATAGAGGCGCTCTGTCTTTTACAACGCTACGCAGGGTTGGGGTACATCGATAAATTACGCGCCTACGACATAACCCCTCAAGATTTCGATACGATGAATCATCTGTGCATCACGACTAAATTAAAACCAAGGGACGTCAATTCAATTAAGAAACGACTCAATGGCTAACGAAGAGGAAGAAGAAGTCGTCGTGGAGTGCACGAAGGTCGTCGGGAACGAGATGTTTTACTACGGCGACATCACCAGCGAGAGCATATTGGACTTTACGGAAAAGTTTCGAAAGTTGGAGAGTGGACTGCTGAAGATGAGCGCGGACATCATCGGGTTCACCCCCAGCGTGCGTGTGAACATCATGAGCGACGGGGGGGACCTCTTCGCCGGGTTCACGGCGATGAACATCTTACAGAGGAGTCGCGTGCACGTCATCACGGTGGCCCACGGGGCGTGCTGTTCCGCCGCCACGTTCATGCTTCTCGGTGGTAAGGAGCGGCGCATCGGCAGGAACGCGCACATCCTCATTCACCAGCTCAGCACGGGGTCGTTCTGGGGGAAGTTCGAGGAGATGAAGGATGAGATGCGCACGGCCTCGAAGCTGATGGACATGATTCGTCGCACGTACTTTGAACACACGAAGATTCCAGAGAAGAAGATGAAAAAACTCCTCAAGAGGGACATCTATCTCGAACCGGAGGAGTGCATCAAGTATGCCATCGTTGACGATTACGACTGACGTCGACGTATCGCTTGTACAGTAAGAGTACACATAGGATTATAATAACAATGATGAACGTGTTCAAATTTAGCGGTGGCCCCGTGGGTTCGGGTGTCAGTCGCTCCATGCGTCCGTAGTTCACAACAGGGATCATCTATATTAGCCTCAGTGTTTTTTTTTCTTCGAGAATTGTAAGATGTCTAGTGACGATGACCTGACCGTCATTATATTCATGGTTTTAGGCACCGCATCGGCCGTGGCCGCCGCCGCTGGAAGCTTCTTCGGC